GTCAGGATCGGCGTAAATCATCATCTCCGGGTGGTCTTCGGCTTTCACCGGCACCCAGTGTTCACGAAATTTTGCGGAAATATTGGTGGGGTCTGCTTTACCCATCAAGCTAGTCCGAATCCAACGAAACCCGTATCCGTCCTGCGGAGCAGGAGTGGGGAGCAGGTTAGGTTGTTGCCATGACGCCTTGCGCTGCGTAGTTTCGCGTGTTTGCAACTCACGAGCGATTCGATTTTCAGCCATTTTAGTTCTCCAGTTTAATAAGTTCTTGAGCGTACGCTTCAGGGGTAAGGCCAAGTCGTTTGGCCAACGCCAGCTGCGTTTGCGTCAATCGCACTTTCTTGGGCGCGGTGCTTCGCGTTGCCGGAGCCACTACTGTGGCCGCTTTGCGGGGCTCAGATTTCTCTTTTGCCGCCGGTCGAGTCTCGGGTTCCTCGGTATCCTTCGGCTCTTCGTCGAAGTACTCTGGAAACCGTTTCCTCATGGTTTCATCCACACGGCTGTAGTAGTCATCACTACGCGGGTCAAGACCCTGCCGGACTAGTCTTTGGTGCAGACCAAGGGCGAGGCTAGTCATCTCCTCATCAACACCGAACCATGTATTTTTTGACCTCCAAGCTTCCGCTTTCGGGTCGGCAACAGGCCGGGGTTCTTGGTACTGTTGGGTGTGTTCTACATCTTTTTCTACAGGTTGTAAAGGGGGACGCTGAAATTTAAGCGTTTGCATTTTGACCTTAGCATCGGTCAAAGCCTCTTGGGCATCTGCAATCAGGCTGGGGTCTCCGGTCTCATATGCCTGTTTGACCTTCTCTTTGGCGGTAGCAATTTCGGTCTCTGCCGCCTTAGTCATGTCGTCAAAATAAGTTTGACGCCCGGTGCCCAGTTCATCGCGTAACTTCTTGATTTCACTGTCTTTTACTTGGGCAAACCGCAGGGCTTCTTCACGCTCACGCAGGGCGGCTTCCTTCTCCCGGCGCTCGTCGTGCCAGACCTTCTTCATCTGGGAGAGGCGCTTCTTGACCTTCTCGGAATATTCCTCAAGGTCATCCTCTTCCAGCTCTTTTTTGATATTCTCTGGGAGGGGCTCCCTACCGCGATCTTCAGGCGGAGTATCGTCTACGATTTCTATTTCTACGTCTTCCGGCCCCTTCGCCTCGTCCTTTTTGTCCTCAATCTCGTCGGGGAACTTGAATGCGGGTTGGTTCATGTGTTACTCCTTATTTGCGACGGATTCCACGGGGGTCTTCGACCACCGCTTCGACCGTATCGTCGTTGATGATGCGGAACTCTTTGCCATGGATATCCAGACGGGTGCCGCTGTTGGAGCGGACAATCACAAAATCACCCTCTTTACACCACGGTCCTGTCGGGAACTTCACCGGGTCTTTGTACGCATCCGGACCGAGTTTCACGATGAACAGCACCGTGGTCAGAATCTCTTCGTGCTGCAGGGTGATATCCGCCTTGATGATGCCGCTGTCGTACTTATTCTCGAACTCCGGTATTGCGCACAGGATTCGGTATCCCTGCGGGTCAGGCAACTGCTTAGCCTTACGTTCTGCTTCTGCACTATCTGCGGCCCACTTCTGTTCAAGTGCGGTTTGGGGCACCTGCTCAGTCGTTGTCGTCATCGTCTTTCATCCTTTTTGCAAGGTCTCTAATATGTTCATCCGCAAGGTCGAGACCCCGAATTACCCCGCAAATGTGTTTGTAATTCTCAAAGTCACTCACACCGCCTGAAACGATGACTTCGATTAACGCTTTGCGCTCCTCGTCGTTACGCTTGAGGAGCAGTTCGATGCCGTCCATTATTTGTTCCTAGTGGATTCACGTAAGAGTTTGCTGATTTCCAGATTTATCTTCTGCTTATCCCGGGCTTCTTCCCGGTCACCACGATCGGACTCAGAAGCTGCGCGGATGATCTGATCTTTCTCTTTGATCGCCAGCTCGTCGGCCTTGGCAGCAGATGTAGCGGCCAGCTGTTTTTCCCTGAAAGCCGCGTCCTGTTGTTGTTTCTGCGCTTTGAGCTGGACCTCCTGCTCCTTGATGGCCAACTCTTTCATCTGCATCTGGATAAGCGGGTCTTGGGCCTGCTGCGCGGCCTGTTGTGCTGCGGCCTCGGCTTGGTCTTTCTGCAGGAGCCTGCTGGCAGCCTGTGCGGTGAGCTGTGACAGAGCGACTTCAATATCCTCCGGCAGCTGCTCTTCGGGGTTGGGCAAGGCGCTACCAAGCTGTTTCTCGATCTCCCGACGATACTGGAAGGCGACGTGCTCGGTAATGTGTGCTGCGGCTGCAGCCATGATGGTCTGCGCCATCGGGTTTTGGCCCATGATTGCCGCAATCTTCGGGTCGCGAATGGCCGCCATATGCACAGCAATGTGCGCCTCGTGGTCCTGATACATGAACGCTTTTACCGGCTTGGCCATCAGGATGTTCATGTTCTCCGTCACCGGATCGGTCGGCTTCTGGTCGTCGTCGGTCGGCACCAGCTTGGCAGCGTTTTTGATGCCCAAGACTTCAAGCATCTGGCGGTGCAGGAACTTCAGGTCATAAATCTGCGGAGCACCCTGCGCGAGCTGCATCACGGCCTGATACTGCACAACTTTCTGGCTCATTGTCGCCGCGTTCGGGTCAGAGACCGGGATCACCTCCACCATGTCGTAGTCCGAACGCTTAGCCTTGCGGTCACCCACCTCCGGCTCGTAGCTGTACTCCTCGGGGGTGTTATCACGGATGATGTCTTTGAGGAGCTTGAACTCCTGCTTCATCGCGTAGTGGATGCGAGCCTGAACAGCGCTCATGATCTTCAGCATCCGCTCCAGAATCGCCAGCGTGGTCCCGACGGGGGCTTGGGCTGACATGTCCGACACCTTCATATCTGCCGTAGCTGCGAACCGCTGTGCGTCCGCGACAATCTTGTCCATCAGCATCACGAGGGTCTGACTCGGTTCTTTATACGGCAGGGGCAGGATGTTGTCCCGCATGGTGCCGCTCGGCACATCGACGTCACGGAACTCGCCCGGAGCGATCGGTGTATCGTCGCCCTTTACACGCAGGCCACGAGACTTGAAGCCACCCGGCAGATTGGCCAGCGTACCCGCATCAACCAGTTGGCGCATCAGCGAAGTAGCCGCGTTGGCGTGGCCACCGATCAGGTGAATCAACCCGAAGCAGTAGAAGCCAAAGCCGGGGATATAGCCGTAGTGCACGAAGTGCTGGCGCTTCTGTTTGGTCTCGTCGTCCTCCAGCCAGTTGCGACGGATAGCCAATACTTTCTGGGTGCCCTTCTCAATCGTCACGATGTATGGCACGGCTACGCCATCCATCTTCTTGGCGTATTTGTCCGTGAAGTCGTACATCTCCAAATCCAGATCAACACACATCTCCAGCAGCTGATAACGGTCATCTACCTCGGCACTGAACCCTTGTTCTTCTGCCTTCTGCTTCTCGATGTCGTCCAGCATCTTGACCGGGTCACCCAGATCACAGTCGCAATAGAACCCAGCCACCTGCAGCTTGCGGAGCTCGTTCTTGGTCTTGCGCATCCGGTGGGTTACACGCGGGGTGCTATTAAGGTCTGACGCGCCATAGGGCACGACTATATCCTCGGCGGGCACGAACATCGACACCTGACGGTTGAGCGAGGGGTCGAAATACACCTTCTTGAATGCGTTACCCGCCAGACACAGGGCAAACAGCATCCGCTCATGCTCCGGGCGATACTCCTGCATCACCTCGGTGAGCTGGTAGTTCATGTCCTCTTTGACGCGGACAGCAGCTTCTTCCTTCTCCTTGGTGTCCTTACCGACGATCTGCGTCTTAACCGGGCCTGCTGCAGGGAACGTCTCCATGATGGTCTCAGACTGGAACTTAACCGCGCTCTCCATGATCATGGGGTGGAACACACCACACGCGCCCGACCACGGCTCACTGCGCTCCTCGTATTTCAGACCCAAGAGTTTCAGACCTTTGACGTAGGTCTCCATCCAGTCCTTGCGGCTACGGATGTCGGCGTCGTAGTGGCCATACAGTTCTGCAGCCATCGTCTGCAAGGTGTTGTCGTCGATCTTCTCGGCAAGGTTCTCACCGAACTCGTCTTCTTCAGCCATTGTCGGCTGCTCGTCCTCGTCGCCCGGGAGCTCGATCTCAATCTCTACCTCAGCACCGGGGATCACCAGTGCGTCCAACCCTTGCGGGGCTTCGTACAGCGCTTTGTCTATTGCCATGATTTATCCTTAAAAAATTGTCTTACAAAACGCCGCCGTCCCATTTCAAGTCCCTGCAGACCTGATTAGCCATCTCAATGAAATTCTCATCGTGATGGTCGTGATCACACTTGGCGTTGTGCTCTAGTGCTATGTGTATCATTTCGTGCGCAACAATCTTCAGCATATCCGACAAGGCCTCGGTGTCCACATTCACAGTCATTACATGTTCGGGCCACTCGTATAATGCGTGATACTTCTTCAGCTTTGCTGCTCTAAAAGTCACCCTACTGGCGGTCGGCAGCTTCACGTCCTTGAACGTCGTCACCTTGAGCAGCTGATATGCAGCCCGCAAAGCCTTTTCGTTTACAAGAGACTTAGCCATTCCGTAAACTCCTAATAGTATCCTGCCTGCTTGCGCCGCTTGAACTGCCGCACCGGTTCCGCCTCGTCTGACGGCAAGCGTATAAATCCCCCCTGCCGAAATCGCATCAGCGCAAGTGTTGTCGAGTCTACCAAGTCGTCGTTACTTCCGCTTGGAAAATCATTACATTCCTCGATCAGCTCTCTCGCCCAGCGGGTGTCCGGGGCCCACACTATGCCGCTGCGAAACAGATCACTGACAGCATTAACCCTAGATATCTTGTCGTTGCCCTTACCCGGCGTGAACTCGCCTATCGGCATACCCATCCTCCGCATCTCCTGATACAGGGCGGCTCCGTTAGACTTCTTCTCAACGATGAACGTATCCGGGTTCCACTCTTTATACTGCTCAAAGACCATGTCCTTCAGCTCGGGAAACTCCATCCGTTCTTTTATGCTGTTGAGCAAAATGATGTTATAGTTATTCACGTCTTCATTGAAGAAAACGCCCCACGTCGTCAGAGCGTTATAGTCAGCCCGGCTGTTGGTTTCTTGTGCAGCATCCAGCGCCATGATCATATACTCGCATTGGGGAGGGGATTCTTTTTCCCAAATTTGCCACCACTCCCGTTTTATCAGCGCCCCCTCTTCTGATGTTGGGTTCTGCATGTATTGGGCTTGCCAATAGCGCGGGTCCATGCTGGCGCGTTTGCCCAACAGCTCTTCTATTGTCCAGAAGTCGGGCCACAGAGGCTTGTCATCCAATACAGCAGGGAACTCTACAACTTCCCAATCATCTGCATCTTCGTTTCTGACCATGTGGTCAACGATTTTTCCCGTCAGATCGAGCTTGCTCCAACGCGTCATTACGACGATGATGGCACCGCCCGGCATCAGTCGTTGAATCGGGCCTGACTGGAACCATTCCCACGCGGGTTCAAATACGTCGGACCGCCCTTGCTTTGCCTCCTGCTCGGAGTGGGGGTCGTCAATAATAAAAAGATCAGCACCGCGCCCTGCGAGTGCGCCACCAACACCAATGGCAAAATATTCGCCGTTGAAGTTGGTTCCCCATCGGGATGCTGATTTAGAGTCAGCCTGCAGTTCAACCTGCGGGAAGATGTCTTTGTATGAGTCTGAGCCGACTAGATTTCGCACTCTACGACCGAAGTTCACGGCCAGATCAGCCGTGTGTGAGGCCATAATTACCTTCTTATGGGGGTGTTTCCCCAAGAACCATGCAGGTGCAAGGTAGGAAATCAGCTCGGATTTACCGTGACGGGGTGCAATATTGACAATAACCCGTCTTTTTATCCCGTTTGCAATGTCCTCGAAGATTTCTGCGAGTCTGCGATGGTGTGGACCGATTTTATATCCGGGGTAGACGTGCTTTACGAAGTCAAGAAACGATTCTTTGCCAACGCTTCGGACTAGTTCTTCATGATATTTCTTCAGAAGCTCGGCAGTACGGCGTTTTTTATTCTCCGGCATGGTCGGCAGTGCCGCTCTTAGACGAGAAATGTCCTCCGGGGTAAGCGTTAGCGTGTTCATACGCCGGATTGGCTCTCAACCTGCTTATAATCGACGTCTTCTATCAATTCGAGCGTCTGCATCAGCTCTTTTTCTACTTCTTCGATCGGTAGTACCTTCACTGTCATCTCGGTACGTTTCTTGAAGGCATCAACACCATCGATTTCGCCCAGTTTTGACAGCGCACTGATGCGCGACTTGGCATCTTTTGCATGTTCGACTTCAAACACCAGCTTATTCACCACGTAGAGCTTCAAATCTGACAGCTCATTGACGATTTGATGGTTCATTTGCGTAACCATCCCCGCTAAATATGCAATTGTTTCATTGGGGTAGGTCGCAAAATCGGGCCGCAGCTCTGGGTCTTCAATCATTTTGCGCGCAAGAGCAGTCGCCTGCTCTGCTTCGTCCCCTGTTGGGGCGATAGATTTACCAGTCAGGTCGGAAATTAGTTTGATTGTGCGCGCCCGCATCTGTAATTCTTCTTGCGGGGATAGTTCAGGCAGTGCTTCCAATGCAGAAGCAGGGAGAGGAATGTCCTCGTCCAGTTGGGGAACTATTTGGCAGTCATCCATGCAGTGGGTCATCCACAGTTTTTACGAATATACCACGGTATTTTAAAAGGGGGTAGGAGTCCCTAACGGGGGGCGTTCTTAATTTTGGCACGATCGCTCCAAAAATTGGCAGGAGGTAGGAGTCCCTAACGGGGGGTATTTGTAAAGTAAGGGGGTGGGGGTCGATATTTGGAAATTTTGCGGATTATTTGTGCGGCGCTTGGGGTAAGGGGCGGCAGGCGGGACTCCAAAGCCAATCCGGGGGGTCGGGGGGCGGTAGGGTCGCGCGCCTTGACAAATTCGGTGTGTCGTGTAGAATGTAAAACGTCGACGGGGCAATGCGAGCCAATCGGAAGCGCGCTACCTGAGACATGAGGAGCAATCATGGATACATCAAAAAGACTAGCGCAGTCTGCTGCGCTAGACGGGCAGTTTGATTTGTTCCCGTATGATGAGAGATTCATCGGGCGTATACGGGATACGGTGGAATTGCATGCCGCTGGATTCATTGCGGATTATGAGCTGTATCACGAGCTCAGAACCATATGCAATAAAGCGGCGCCGCCGAAGAAAGGCGAGCTCGATCTAAACACGGGCTTGCGAATCTAACCAACAGGGGCCCTCGGGCCCCGCCTTTTGGAGGTGTCACATGTATAAATTCTTAGCAGGTGTGATGTGTGCATTCGCCGTCATCGTGGCTAACGAGATGATCGATGGTGTTTATATAGCCCAGCTGCTGTTGTTTGCGGCTGGGTTCGCAACCAGCGCTATATTTCTAATAGAAGGAGATGAGAAGTAATGAGCAGGGAGCCTTCGGGCTCCCTTCTTTTTTGCCCCCAAGCGTTTGATGCCAGTTATTGTTGCCGCGCGCGCGTGGTGTGCGGGGCCGGCGGCGGGCGCTAGATAGTGTCTCGCCTTGACACGAGAGGCTATATAGCCTAGAATTCAAAACGTCGACAGGGCAATGCGGGCCAATCGGAAGCGCGCCATAACGACATGAGGAGCACGACATGGCTAATAAAGCCAAAGTATCACAGGCAGTTACCGATGCGCTGGATAACGTCCAGTCCTTGAAGGATTTGGGTTTCCGTCACGCGAAGCATCGTGATCTGGATGGCGCGTTTCGCGCTAAGTTCGTTGCAATGGTGGGCACGTCCGATAAGGATAAAGTCCCCGAAGAGGCGCGCGACGAAGTTTTTGCCGGTTATATGATGCGCTACAACGAACTGCATCCGGCGCAGCGTTACATTCGCGAGGGCGAGGATACTTATATCCCGGTCGCAGCGGATGTCCCTGCAAAGGGCGAAGTGGTCGAGATCGGCATTGCGTATGCAATGGCATTCTCAACGCATGAATATGGCCGACTGAAACCGGCGCTCAAAAAGATCGTCGGCGCATGGCGTGAGAAATTTGGTGTCTACCGGTCGGATCGCTGGAATGATCTGTTTAAGGTCAAAACCAAGCGTGAACGTGGCGAGACCAAAGCATTCGCGGATCGCATGAAAAAATTGTGCGAGACCACGGAAAAGCAAAACAAGGTCGCGCTATCTCGTGGCGATCCTACGGCGGTCGGTGTTGAGAAACTCAAGGCTGCATGGACCGCGTTCTTCAATGCCCTGAAGTAAACCTAGCAACACAAAGCCCGGCCAGAAATGGTCGGGCTTTTTTTTGGCCTCGCGGCCAGCGATGCCAGTTACTTGTGTGTGCGCGCGCGTGGTGTGCGCCACGCCTGTCAATTACATGTTACGCGCCGTCAACTGAGCAGTGACAACGCTAATTAGTGTCTCGCCCCGACACGAGATGCTAATTAAGACTCTATGCCATGCTAACTCATTGATTGGTAACAAGATTAACTAGTTTGTTCCAATGTTCCGCCGTTATTTCTTGTTCCATTTTACATTAGATACAAATTGGACATATTAAGTTGTTGATTTTAAACAAGAAAAGTTTGGAATAAGTCCAGTTGTTCCACTGTTCCAGCTTTTTTGGGGTATAGGGGGGTAAAACAGCATGAGATTTTCGGGGTCAGCAAGAGTGCGTTGGCAAGAGTGATATACGTCAAGTTAAACAGTGCCTTTTTACCGGCATATATACCCCATTTTTTCTGGAACAACGGAACAAACTATACATAGTTTACTTATAAATATTATAATAATAATGTTAAATAAATAAATAAAAACAACAACTTAACCCACTTTTTCATTACACCCGATTAGTAAAGTATTTTGAATCTTTTGTAAAGTTAAAAATTGGAACAAGCGGAACAAGTGGAACACGTTATAAATCAAGCACTTATAAACCCCCAAAATCCCGTAACTTTACACTATTTAATAATTTTACATATAGACTTGACCTATAGACCCCTTTCCCGTATAATAGGACTTGTAGGTGGAAGAAGTTTTTAGAGTGCTGTTTAACTAACGTCTCGTGCCAACACGAGGCACTAACTACGGAGGCGATATGTCAACCACGCAAGAGACCAACTGCAGCTGGTGCGGAGATGATGTAGACATCAATCGTTGGACGCTGGGCCACCATACCTGTCTGCCCTGCGGCGAAGAGGTAGCACAACTGGAACGTGCATCGTGGTGCGTAGCACCCATGCACAAGAGCAACTACATGCTGATCACCGACCGGCGTGATCTGACCGGTCTCAACAACAAGGGAGGGTTGGTCAAATGAAACCGCTTGCATTCAAGGCACTTCAGATCATCGGCGCGGCACTGCTCGCAGTGCTGCTGTCGTGGGTTTTCTTTGTATTGTTGTTTTCTCTAACGGAGGTGTGACATGGACGTAGGCAACATACAGATACAAAACAAAGACCGTGACGCCGCTTGGGCGGCGTTCATCAAGCGCAAGGACGTGCAAGCGTTCTTCGCGGATAAGGACGACATGTTCAAGTTCCCACTGCAGCACGGCTGGTATGAAGTCTGGTGCCAAGCGTGGGACAAAGGATGGGACGCAGGATTTAAAGCAGGGGAGACAAAATGAACACACCCCGTAACTGGGAAGAAGCGTTCGACCAGCTGGCTGATGACAATCACCTGCTGTGGAACGCATTGGACAACCTGACCACGCTGTGGGAGTCGCAAGCATCAGATCGTGCGATTGACTTCAGCATGAAAGCAGCACGTCAGGTGCTCAATCAAACTAAACCTAAGACCGAGGAGTAACGTCTCGTGGATACACGAACTGCTAAACAGCTAACAGGGGGGCTGGCACAGACAACTAAAATGCCATGCCCGTCGTGGTCAATACCCGTGTCGGCATGCAAGACCGGCGGCAGACTAGCCAAGGTGCCCGGGTCTACGTGTTCAACCTGCTACGCAGCGAAGGGCAACTATCACCGGTTCAAGAAAACCATCGAGCCAGCACTGCAGAAGCGACTGGACCTTGCAGACGGGCCCGACTGGGTAGAGGCGATGACTGCGCTCATCAGCAATTACCTGCACTTCCGATGGTTCGATAGCGGTGACCTGCAAGACGTTGCCATGCTGGAGCGGATCGCCGAGGTAGCACGGCGCACACCCCAGACGCGGCACTGGCTGCCCACACGCGAGTATGGGATAGTGAAGCAATACGTGACGAAGCACGGCAAGCTGCCCGACAACCTGATGGTCAGGCTGAGTGCGTCAATGCTGGACCAAGAGGCTACCCTGCCTGCGTCGCTGCAAGGGCACCCCAACATCCGCACGTCAACGGTGTATACCAAATACGCCCTGCCGCCAGCGGACTACTTCGTCTGTCCGGCGTATACGGGAGAGCAGAAAGGGCAGTGCGGTCAGTGTCGCGCCTGCTGGAGTAAGGATGTAGAGACGGTGACCTATCGGGCGCACTAAGTAAAAAAGATAGGTAAAGCTGTTGACCTATATGTCAAGTTATGAGATAATATCATCATGGTCGGGAAGCAAGTAACACTGACCATAACGCAGCAACAAGCAGTTAAACAACGTCTCGTCTCTGCACGAGACACTAACCAAGGAGCCTACCATGTTACAAAAGCCGAAGCACATCACGTCACTCGCCACGTCATCGATCCTGCTGTCCGTTGACATCAACGTCTGGACTGCAACCAAGCAGGACCGCGTGATCAGCGATGAGATCACCACAGCAAAGAAAGCCGATCGCGATTCGGGCCGGTTCGTCAAGCACCTGCTGGCAGCGAATGCGGATCACAAGCGTGTCATCAACTACCGCCAGAGCATCTACAACTGGCTTCAGCGGCGGACCTACGACTGGTCGGCATCGCAGCGTTGCCTACCCTCAGTCATGCTGCCTGTGTTCATGAAAGAGTATCGCCAGCATGAAGCAACCTTCCACCAACTGGTAGACGATTTCGTAGCCAAGTATCCCAACATCGTCAGCAGCATGGCCTTCTCGCAGGGCGACATGTTTGACCGTAACGAATACCCGACACCCGATCAGGTGCGGGGCAAGTTCTCTATGCGCCTGTTTACCGGCGAGGTGCCGCTGGGTGATTACCGTTGCACGATCGCCCAAGACCTTGCCGATGATCTGTTCAACAATTACAACAGACAGGCCGAGCAGATCATTCAGGACATCCTGCAGAAGCAGCAGCACAAGCTGGTCAACGTCATGACTAGCCTGTCACACTGCTGTGATGTAGACAACGTCATTAACATGGACGGACAGACCAAGGTCAAGAAACGCAAGATTTACGATACGACAGTCATCAAGGCGTTAGAGCTGTGCGACGAGTTCAAGTCGTTCAATCTGGCCGAGAGTCCAGAGCTGGAAGACGCACGTCAGCAGCTGGAGCAAGCACTGCAGGGCGTCAACGCCGACATGCTGCGCGAGTCGGACGTGAAGCGCAAGGAAGTGAAGGATAGTGTTGACAGTATCTTGTCAAAATTTCGTATACCCGGCGTAGAAGTTACACCGGATGCGGAGTAAGTAGCATCTCGTGGCAACACGACACACTAAGTAGTCATCCAGTTAACATAGTTCATTAAGGAGTTTATTATGTCACAGCAACAGAAAGTCAACTTTAGCAGCAAGGTCACCCTCGACCAGCTGCGTCGTATGATCCCGGTCTACGCACCGGAGATCACCATGGTGGTGCAGTCCGAGCCGGGTGTCGGCAAGTCCAGTCTGCTGGCGATGATCGCCGAGGACAACGGCGATGCATGGCGTAGGGTCGGCGATGTCTGCCCCGACGACAAGTATGACTACATCTACGTGGACTGCCCTGTGAAGGACAGCATGGACGTGGGCGGCTACATCCCTGACCGTGACACCAAGCAGCTGGAGTTCTACGCCAGCGAGCTGTTCAAGATGAAGTCCAGCAAGCCCAAGATCATCATGCTCGATGAGCTGATGAAATCTCAGAAGATGCTGATGGTGATCTGGACGCGCCTGATGCTGGAGAAGATGGCGGGTGACAGCCGTCTGCCGGACGGGTCGTATATCTTCGCAACCAGCAACAACGCGTCTGACCTTGTCGGTGACAGCATGCTGGAGCACGCCGGTAATCGAGTCATGATCGTGCCGTTGGCTAAGACCAGCGTCAACAAGCTGCTGGCCTACATGGCCAAGCACAACATCAGCCCGGTCATCCGGACGTGGGTCGCACTCAACCCGCGCTGTCTCGCATCCTACCTTGACGGTGGCCAAGAAGATAATCCATACATCTTCATGCCCGGCAAGAAGCGACTGTCGTTTGTCTCGCCCCGCTCGTTGTGCAACTCCGACGTGGTCATCCGCAACGCGGACATGTTCGGGCCCGAGATCACGCAGGTCGCACTGGCTGGTGTCATCGGTCACGCAGCTGCCGAGTCCATGGTGGCGTATATCTCGTTGGAGAAGGAAATCATTCCGGTCGCAGATGCGATCCGTGATCCGGAGAATGCGATGGTCCCCGAGAAGATCGCAGCGCAGTTCATGATGGCGTTGAATGCTCTGGAGGATATCCAGACGCAGGACGATCTGTCGGCGTTCATGATCTACATGAAGCGTATGAAGTCCGAGGAGCTGCGTTCGTTGTTCTTCTCTCAGCTGATGAGCAACAGTCGCACCGCTCGTCTGGGTCGCAATAACGCAGAAGTCAACGCGTGGATCGAGAAGAACTTCGATCTGATCTAACCCACAACCAAGGAGCCGATATGTATACGCAAGAGCAACTTGCCAAAGCGGAGCTCGTCGTGAAACAAGCGACACTCCGCCTGATGAAGCATCCACAGACGTGTCTGTATTCTGGCGTGATGCTAATGGGTGACACCGTCATCGTGCCCAAGCCGTTGCCGTTCACGGCTAACACCGACGGGTTCAACTCTAACTACGGTGTGGGGTTCTTGCTGGGCCTCACACTGGAGGAGATTACCGGTCTGCGTCTGCACGAGACCTTGCACATCGTGTTGAAGCATATCCCACGACACCGGGACCTGTGGCGGGAGGATGCGCAGCTGGCCAACGTCTCGATGGACCATGCGGTGAACAACATCATCATGGACCTGCCCGGGTATGGGGAATGGATCAAGCTGCCCAAGGGTGGCGTGTGTGATCGCCGGTTCAAGGGCTGGTCGGTGCGTCAGATATACGATTACCTGAAGACGGGTAAAGCGCACGATCCCAACACCCCGCTACCGCAAGGTAACCCACAGCGTGGGCCGGGTAAGCCCCAACAGGGTCAGGGTCAGGGGCAAACTAGCGCCTCGTCTCAGCACGAGACGGTAACTATCGGCGGCGAGAAGTTTGACCTTGAGACGTTGGACGAACACATACCGTTTGAAGGCACCAAGGAAGACCTGCAGAAGCTGAGCAAGGATATCAACGAGGCACTGCAGCAGGGCAGCATGCTCGCCGGACGTATGGGTTCCAAGGTGCCCCGGGAGATCACCGAGTCGATGGAGCTGGACGTTGACTGGAGGGCCGAGACGGCGGAGTTCCTGACGGACCTGTCGCGTGGCCGTGAGGAAGCATCGTTCCGCAGGTTCAACCGGCGGCGGTTGGTCGATGACATCATCGCACCATCATGCTTTGACGAGACCATGGACGAGCTGATCTATGCGCCTGACACATCGGGGTCGATCACCGGAGAGATGCTCGCCGAAGCAGGTGAGCAACTGGCATCGTTGTGTGAGCTGTTGCGCCCCAAGCGTGTCCGCGTGTTGTGGTGGGATACACGGGTGCATGGCGAGCAGGTGTTTGAAGACAACTACGACAACCTGCGCCATCTGTTAAAGCCGGTCGGCGGTGGTGGCACCCGCATCGGGTGTATCAGCGACTACATCAACAAGCATCAGCTGGACGCTAACTGCATGGTGGTGATCACTGACGGGTATCTGGAGAGCTCAGTCCAGTGGAATACTTCAATCCCATCGCTGTGGCTGGTTACAGGCAACAAACAGCTGTCCGTTCCGCACGGTGTGCGTCTTGTGAAATACAACTAGGAGATAGACATGGAAACCATTGCACCTCAAGTAAAAAAGAAGCGCATGAGCCGTAAGATCGTCCTGACCGATGAACACTTCACCGCAGCTATTACTGCGGATCAACGGCGTCAGCTGTTGGCATCTAATGCAGCGTTGGTTGCGCAGCGGCTTATCACCGTGCAGGAAGGGGCTAAGCTGGTGATCGGCGGTGTGACCACGGTAAAAGATACGCTCACGGAAAAAGATACGTTATATGTTGATCTCACTACACCGGAGAATATACCGGTCATTCGATTGTCTAGTAGTAGTAATGGGCGGTTCACTGTGGAGTGCCGCACCAAAGCTATCACAAATAGAGGCAAAACCGATGATCACCTACACATGTCCGACTCCCCGACCAAGTTCAAATATTACGATCGGTTGGCTAAAGCAGCGGGGAGAACTAGGAAGACGGAAGGTGAGCTCGTAGAGATGTGGTCTAGGCTTCTTGATTTTTCTGATGTAAATAGTAGAAAGTCCCACATTAGTGTGTCCGTGCCGTCTGAAGTATTACTGTATCTCAGTGACGCTCGTGATAACCCAAACAAAGTAGCAGATAGCATAATGGAGAACCAAGTAGATAAGTATGTTAAAGAAGCCAGAAAATTACGTGATAACCTGACGACCGCAGTGAGTAATGTTAAGGACTTCCTTCATAACCCAGTATGGTATATCGAACCATACCCGAATGTCGGCGTTGCAGTGTGTCAGGCTTCCTACGCTGGTAGCACTCTGAATAGAGAGGACAGAATAAATGTGCAGATCACCAAACCAATGGTGTATGCGTCGTCTTTTGATACGTTACCGGAAGACTATCGTATCCCTGTCATGGTGCGCCTCAAAATGCTGAAAGCCTATGTCGAAGGCAACGCGGAACTCGCAAAAAGAACGAGGATATACAATATGATACCCAATATCGATAGGTTCTACGATGACGTTGGGGTATTAACCTACTCAAAAGGAACACATTCTTATCGCACCCCCTGCGCTGTGCTTTTCGCATGAGCGACATTCTGAAAAAGTTTGTCAACATGACACCGGTGTTGGAGGAGAAGTATTCACTCTATCGAACACCGGTGTTGGAGAACAAGCAATCAGAGGTCTCGTATGTTGTTTGGCCAACGGATAACTTCAGGCGTGAGTTCACCAGCAGTAGTATGCCGAGGGAGATGAAGTTAAAGCTGGCTATGGTGAAAGCATACGACGGCGCGGTAAACAGACCGGTGCTACGCGATTGGCAGTTGAGCGCTGCGCCTACGTATATTTATACCTACACAACATACCCCGATAACTTTGGTGACATAGGTTGGAAAGTATCAGACTCAGTCTATTGTTTAATACTAAGTAATAAAACTCTGTCAGAACTGAAAGGAGAATCAAATGGCTATGACACCGGAAAGCAAAGTAAAGAAGAAAGTTGTTGACATTTTGAGGGCAGCAGGTGCATATTACTTTTTCCCCGCAACAGGTGGCTTTGGTCGGTCGGGTGTTCCCGACATCATTGTGTGTTTCAAAGGGCGGTTTATCGGTATTGAGTGCAAGGCTGGTGATAACACGCCCACTGCACTACAACAACGTGAGTTGATGCGCATCATAGACGCCGGTGGTAGTGCTTTTGTTGTGAACGAAGAATCATTAAACACGTTGGTAGATATTTTTAAATAGTGGAGAGAGCTGATGGATATTCCGAACTATGTGCAACAGCTATACGCTTACTTTGGCATACCGACGGCAGAGTGGAGTGAACACTTCGTGCAGGACAGGGGGCTGCGCACCGGCCTTCGCCCAGAAGTAGCGCAGGTGTATTCGATGCTGCACCGTGAGTTACGACAAGCCGGGAGGATCAAATGAAACCTTACGTCATTGATGGATCAGTGCTGGTCAAGCGCATGGCCGTGGTGCTGGTCGCTGGGTTGTTTGTTGGCGCGGCTGCAGCGGCTGTTGGGTATCGGGTCAATGAAGTTGAACCCGCCGCTCAGAAGGTTGCGCTGTCTGTATGCCCTATGCCCCAGACCGAGGGAGAGATGACTATCTATGTCGTCGAGGGCGGAGTGATTAAGTGTTGGAGGTGGAAATGAAAATAGAAATAGACAACGACACAGCATCTAACATTGTTCAACAAGAACTAATTTCCGTAATGGAGTTGCTGCGTTCTGACCTTCAGAAGCATAAAGACGGAAGGCGATGTGCTGTGTTTAGCACCAACAAAAAAGAAGATATCGCAGAAATAAAAACAACGATAGATGCTATAGAACGTGTGCTCAAATTTTACAGAGAGTGAGTTATGAGCGACATATTTGATATTCTTGATTCGCGAATAGCGAAAAGGGATAAAGTAAAGGAGAAGAACACATGACCATCCTGACCAAAGACCAACTGATCAAAGACATCGAAGCCATGATCAGTAAGGTAGCAGACGAACACGGCATGACCTATGACGAGCTGCTCCGAGCATGGGCAGTCTCAATGGGTGGGGTTGTTGTTAACAAGGAGAAGAATAAATGAAGATTATTTTGATACCGTTTGTTTTTCTGATGATGCCCTTTGCTTTTATTGTGGTGGCCTTTGAGGTTGCAAAAGCCGCTGTTGAAGATAAATTGATTAAAAAATTAGAGGAAAAGAACAAATGAAGATGTTCATGAAGTCGTTTTTTGAGAAGGAGGCGCGTGAGGTGAAGCCGCCTCTGGAGTACGAGGCTATCTGCATTTCATGCGCTGGCAAGCTGGGCGGCAAGATTGATCGCTGGCTGAAGTCGAAGTGGACTAACGCCAAGTGTGATGTGTGCGGTAACAAGACTGAAGTAACTAACCCTAAAGAGTATATTTGGAGATAACCATGGAAATCGTTAAGATCATTGCTATCGCTGTTGCTTTTGCCGTTGCTGTTTGGGTTTTGTATACGCTGGTTAAAATGTCTGATA